TTCAAGACACTGTTGAGTAACTGGAGAAACTTCGATTACATCGCTAACGAAGGTGCACCTGCAGTAGCTCCATCAAATAACACAAACTGGTTCTATTCTGTAGTAGACCAAGTTGACATCATGGTTAATTCTGGTGGTGTATGGAAAGGCTACAAGAATGTCAATTATGACTCATCTGGTTTCCCATCAGCAACTGGCGTGAACGCAACAGACCCTAATGGTCCTATTGTAGCTGCAACAGCACCTACAACACAATCTGACGGTACTCCTCTAGTATACGGTGACTTGTGGATTGATACTACTGATTTAGAAAACTATCCAGTTATTAATCGCTGGGAAGCTGTTGGCGCTCCTGGTAGCCAAGTAGATCAGTGGGTTCTTTTAGATAACACAGATCAAACAAGTTCACAAGGTGTTACATTCTTGGATGCTCGTTGGGCACCAAACGGAACTGTTAGCCCAGTAGATGATCCTATCCCAACAATCAAGAGTTTGTTGACTAGTAACTATGTTGACCTAGACGCTCCTAGTCCAGCAGCTTACCCAACAGGTATGTTGTTGTTCAACACACGCCGTTCAGGTTATAACGTCAAGCAGTTCAGAACTAACTACTTCAATGGTACTAACTTCCCTGGAGCAGTTCTTCCTGCACAAACAAGTGCATGGGTAACAGTAAGCGGTAATCAGTCAAATGGTTCTCCTTACATGGGTCGTAAGGCACAACGTGCTATGGTTGTTCAAGCTCTACGTTCAGTAGTTGACACTAACCTAGCAATTCGTGATGAAGACAACTTCTTCAACTTGATGGCTACACCTAACTATCCAGAACTACAACCTAACATGGTTGTCTTGAACGCTGATCGCGGTGAGACTGGCTATATCATTGGTGATACACCATTACGTTTAGCTGATGATGCTACTGCAATTCAAGCATGGGCTACTAACGCAGCAGGTGCAACAAGCACAGGTGAAGACGGTTTAGTAACTCGTAATACATACATGGGTCTATTCTACCCAAGTGGTATTGCTCCAGACTTGTCAGGTAACTTAGTTGCTGTTCCAGCATCACATATGATGTTGCGCACATTCTTGACTAGCGATACTAAGTCTTATCCTTGGTTAGCTGCTGCTGGTACTCGTCGTGGTAACATTGACAATGCTACAAACATTGGTTATGTTGATGCACAGACTGGTGAATTCCAAGTCATCAAGACTCGTATCGGTATCCGTGATGTATTGTACACTAACTTCATCAACCCACTAGTGTTCTTCACTGGTATCGGTTTGTTGAACTACGGTAACAAGACAAGCTACAATAGCTCAAGCGCATTGGATCGTACTAACGTTGCACGTTTGATCGCTTATATCCGTCGTCAATTGACATTGGCAGCACGTCCTTTCGTATTCGAACCTAACGATTCGTTAACACGTAAGCAGATTCAAGGTGTTGTTCAATCATTGATGGTTGATCTAGTTGCAAAGCGCGGCCTATACGACTATCTAGTTGTATGTGATGAGAGCAACAACACTCCTGCTCGTATCGACAGAAACGAACTATGGATTGACGTTGCAGTTGAACCTGTTAAGGCAGCTGAATTCATCTACATCCCAGTTCGTGTATTGAACACAGGTGGAATCGCTAGCTTAGGTGCTTAATTAACTATGAGTACCCCGTAACTGGGGTACTCAGTTAAAAAGATAAATATTAATAACAGGAGAAACAAAAATGGCAACAGCCTCACAATCATTGTTTAACATGACCGTAGCATCTGATAATGCTGGCGGCAATCAGGGCTTGCTAATGCCCAAGCTACAGTATCGCTTCAGAGTAAACTTTTTGAACATTGGTGCAACTGCTAGTAGCGTAGAATTAACAAAACAAGTCATCGACTGCTCACGTCCTAACGTACAGTTCCAAGAAATTACATTGCCAGTTTATAACTCAACAATGTACTTGGCTGGTAAGCATCAATGGCAACCATTCACTTGCAACATTCGTGATGATGCAAATGGATCAGTTTCTAAGATCATTGGTCAGCAACTACAGAAACAAATGGACTTCGTTGAACAAGCATCTGCTGCAACAGGTCAAGACTATAAGTTCCAAACTAACATCGAAATTCTTGATGGTGGTAACGGTGCTAATGCTCCTGCAGTATTAGAAACATGGGAATTGTATGGATGCTTCTTACAGACAGCTAACTACAACACATTGAACTATGGTACAAACGAAGTTGCAACAATTGCGTTGACAATTCGTTTCGATAATGCAGTTCAGTCTCCATTGACAGCTGGTGTTGGTACAAGCGTAGGTCGTGCTTTTGGTGGCGCATCTACTACTGGTATCGGTTCAGGTCAAGCCTAATAGGTTAGAATAATCTAGCATGTCTGGATTTATTCAAAATCAACTACGTGACGCTGCCGGAGCATTCTTCGGCAGCGATTACCTACGTGACTACACTCACGCAAGTAACGTTTTCAGAACGAACACGTATGAAAATGCTCCTAAATTAAAGTTTAACTTTCACGTTTACTTCGAAATCAATCCTGACGTAAATGCTCCTCAGAATGCTAACTTCAGTTTATTAGTTAAGACGGTTAAACTACCTTCATTTAACTTCGACACACATACAATGAATCAATACAATCGCAAACGTATTGTTCAAAGTAAAATCAAATATGATCCAATTGATATTCAATTTCATGATGACAATGGAAACTTGATTAATAGCATGTGGTATAGATACTATACGTACTACTACAATGATGCTACGAAACCTAAAGTATTATTTCAAGGCAGCAGAGGATCAAACACTCAAGTGCAACCAGCAGGTGGCGGTAACTTTAGTGGTAACGGCACTGTTGACTATGATAAACGAACACAATATACCCCAGAGATAAGTGGTAACCAAGGCTGGGGTTACATCGGAGAAACAGGACAGTCATCAAGTCCTGATCCAAAGAAGGTACCATTCTTCAAGAACATTACAATCTTTGGTATGAATAGACACAACTTCATTGCATATACATTGATTAACCCTATCATTACTCGTTTTGGACATGATACATATGCATACTCCGAAGGTGCAGGGACAATGGAAAATTCAATGACGGTTGACTACGAAACTGTAGTATACAACCAAGGTGCGATTGATGGTAAGTCTCCTGATAATATCATTTCTGGATTTGCTCAGAAGGGTTATTATGATAGAACTGTAAGTCCTATCGCAGTACCCGGTAGTAACGGAAACATTCTTGGTCAGAACGGTCTTATTGCTGGCGCAGGTGGTGCTATCGAAGCTCTTGCTAGTGGAAACCTTCAAGGTGCTGCGAAGATTGCAGGTGTCACTTACAATACATTTAAGAACATTAATCTTAAAGATACGTTACAATCAGAAGTAACTAAAGCCATCACTGGAGCCTTGCTAAATAATGCTAACCCCACTCGTAACACTCAGTGGGACATACCTAAGTACGGTGCTACTCCTTCAACGAGTGGTTCTGCAGGCGCACCTAGTAGTGGCCAAACAGATCCTACTAAAGTTAGTCCTACAACGAATGCTGGTTCACAAATAGTAGGAAACTAACATGGCAAAAATTATAGATTTGAGATCAAGTCTAGACCAAACGATTAAGATATTTGACTCATTCTACCAAACATCATTGGTAGTGAATCCAGACGAGTATGATATCATTCACAGTTATTTTGTTTCAGTGAGTGCCACTGTGTCAATTGCTGACAATTTTACTGCGTTGTTCTTTAGAATTAGTCAAGAGACTGGTATCCCTGCATTAGAATTATTGAATCAAGTCAAAGGAACAAATAGCAAATTAGAAATGAATCAAATAATTTGCTACTTCCTGAACAGCTTTAAGTCAAAGACTTCATTGTACGGTGTAGGTCAAACACCAAGACCTAATCAGCCTGTTCAACGTAACATTGTTCAGTAACTATGTCTAAGTGGGCACAAGGTCTATACACACCAAAAAATCCCGAAAAGTATGTAGGTAAACATGCTCCAAAGTATCGCAGCGGTTGGGAACTAACATTCATGACCTTCTGCGATTCAAATGACAACATTCTACATTGGGCCAGCGAAGCTATCAAAATCCCATACAGAAGTCCGTTAGATGGAAAGATCCATCAATACATCCCTGACTTCTTTGTAGTATATCAGAACAAGCACGGTAGAAATATCGCTGAAGTTGTTGAAATCAAACCAAAGAAACAAAGTCTAGTCGAAAGTCGTGCTAGTGCTAGAGATAAATTAGTTGTTGCAGTTAACCATGCTAAATGGGCCGCAGCAATGGCTTACTGTAAAACGCAAGGCTATGCGTTTAGAGTCATCACTGAAGATGACCTTTTCTACAACGGTCGCAACAAGTAAATAAATACTTGTATGACCAAAAAACTCACTGAATTATTTGAACTGCCTGAATCTGTCGTAGAAGATTTAGCTAAACCAGAGCCTCTGGACCAAGAACTAATCACACAGGAAGCATACTCTAATCTAGAAAAGATTGAGAATGCGTTACCTCAGGTAAGAGGTTTAGATGCATCTGACACTGAAATGGATGAATTAGCCACTTTAGCAACTAACAGCTACAAAGACCTAGTTGATTTGGGAATGCAAGTTGATAGTCGTTTTGCTAGTGAAATTTTCAACGCAGCCAGTAGTATGCTTGGTCACGCTATCACTGCAAAGACGGCTAAAATCAATAAGAAACTCAAGATGATTGATCTACAGTTGAAGAAAGCTCAATTAGATCAAAAGAATGCGTCAAAAGTCGAAGAATTAGACAATACACCGATGGGCGCTGGCAAAGAATTAGATCGTAATGAACTACTCAAGATGTTGGCGACTAAAACAGAAGACCAATGATAAATAATAGATACAGGATTAAGACATGCGAAGCCTAAAACACTACATCGTTGAAAGCGTAAAAACTTACAACTACACTATCAAAGTAGCTGGAGAAGTTGATAAGAATTGGATTGATATGTTCAAGTATAACTTGAAGAAATTCGACCCAGTTAAGATTAGCGACCCAGTCTCTACACCTATTCAAAAAGACCCATACGGTTTTGTTGGTATTACTAATCAACCAGTGACTATCATTAAAGCTGAATTCAGATACCCAGCAACTGAGCCAATGATTCAACAAATCGCTCAATTGTTAGGTTATAATGTGAACATGGTTCGTGTTATTCAGACTGGATTTGATGATGGAATCAATGCTGAGTCTGATGCATATGCTAACGAAATGCAACATAGCCCAGTTCTAACTCACACTGAATTAGAAGAACAACCAGGTGCTAAAGAAGCAAGCAAAGCATACGGTGATTCATACTTACAGTCTATTAAAGATCAGGCTAAGGATTCAAAGATTGACATTCCTTATGAAGGTAAGAAAACTCCAGATGCGTTTGATCCGTTCAAGCCATACTTGGATGACAAATCATTAGGTGATAAGAGTCCAATGACTAACATCACACGCCCTGCAAAGCCACAAACTGGCGCACATAAATAATTCAAAGGATTAACTGAAATGAATTTCAAAGACATGCTAGCAAAAATGAGCCAGTTAAGCGAGGCTACAGAAAAGACTAAGACTGGTTTAAAGCATACTGCTGAGCCAGGTGGTTATGGTCGTAAAGACGATGAAGACGAAGAAGGTAACAAAGTTAAACAAGACTCTGCACCTCGTGGTCGTGGTCGTCCAAAGAAAGATGCTGATGCATCCGGTGAAGTAAAGAAATATGATACTAAAGGCGTTGGTGACGTTTTTGGTGGTGGCAAGAAGCCAGAAAAAGAAGTTGGTAAAGTATCTAAGAAGCATTCTTTGAAAGAGTACTTTGACCAATTAGATCAAGCTCTACTCGAAGGTGAAACTATCGAGAAGAAAGGTGGCCGAGTTCACAAAGGTACTTATGGCACATCACATGAAGCCGGTGACGAAGGCGTTAAGAAAGTAGCAACACAACGTGGTCGTGGTCGTCCTAAGAAAGACGCAGACGAAACAGGTGAAGTAAAGAGCTACGACTTCAGTGCGTTTGGCGCTAAGAAAGGTGTTAAGTTACCTGCTTGGGATAAGAACAAGACTACTAAGCACACTATGAAAGAGTCTCCACTAAGTCCTACACAAACAATGGTTCCTGGCTTTCAAGCAGGTGGAAAAGCTGCTCAACCCACAGTGATTGATGTTAAGAATAATCCAGCATTGAAGGCTGCTTTAGACAAGGCTGCACAACAGAAGCAAATCACTACTGTTGGCATTCAACAACCAGGTCAACAACCAACTGCAACAGCTCCTGGTGCAATGGGTGCAGCTAATCAACCTGCAATGGCTGAAGGTGGTTTAGGTGATGTAGCTAAGAAAGTTGGTAGCGTAGCTAAGAAAGTTGGTAACGCTGCATTGAATAAGTTAGGTCACGGTAATGACGAAGACTTGATTCGTGATATGCAAAAACGTGCTGGTATGCCACAGACAGGTAAGAAGCCAATGGCAGTTCAAAACGAAGCTGCATTGCCAGTTGACGACAGTGACGAAGGTGCTGGTTTAGGTGCAGGACGTAGTGCCACTACATTAGAAGGTAAAGACGAAGGCAAGCCAGGTAAGAACTTTGCTAAGATTGCTAAGTCTGCTGGTAAAGAATATGGCTCTAAAGCAGCCGGTGAACGTGTGGCAGGTGCTGTACGTGCTAAGTTAGCTAAACAAGGCAAACTTGAAGAAGATGCAAAGCCAGACTTCACTGATGTAGATGATGACGGCAATGAAAAAGAATCTTGGAAGAAAGCCGAGAAAGATAAAGCTAAAAAG